CACCATAAAACTTGGAAGTTCTGGATCTGGATTTTCTACTTCATAAGGTCCCATTTGAATAGGAGCAGACGTCATTGCAGAAATCGTAATTCCACGTTTTTTACCATCAGTAATTACATTCAATCGTGAAAATTTTCTATCATCTTTTCCTGTTCGCACAATAGAGCGAGCTATTGAGCTTACGCCTGGAATTGGTTCCTTGAAATAAACTACAACAATATCCGCTGTTTTGTTTGGCCTTGACAGGGAAAAATTCTCTCTGCCAATCAGTCGAGTTTGAAGAAAAGGAGGTAACATTGTAGAAACTTCAATTGATCGCAAATTTTCAGGTATACTGTGATTAACAATATATCCCATGCTATCATTTATCATGAAAATCCATGTTTTAACAATTCTATCTTCGGATGCCAAAGACAGATTTCTTAAATTTGCTCCAAAACGCAAAGAATCCTGTTCAGGGGAACCTTGACCTTTTAGACCCGACAAGGCAGTCAACACTTCTGTTGAAGATACCTTATTAGTTTTTGAAGGCTTTTTCTTAGCTTTCGTTGCAACATGTTTTACTCCATCATGATCATACCAATAAGAACAACCTTCTGCTTTCAGATTGTCTTTCGCCGGCTTATCCTTTTTTAAAGGACCAAATGCACCAGTAATAACTGCTATAACTGTTGCTACACTAGCCAACAACACGGTCACAATAACACCAACAATAGTATACATTTTCCACCGTAACGAGTCTGTAACTATAGTATTCCAAACCCATTTTGCGGTATATTTCTTAAGTGAAGCTCCATATTCCCACATACCTGTGAAGTAATCTGGAGGATTTTTAAGAACAATAATAGGATCATCAACTCCACCATTCAAAGTTGATGTATGTAAAACAGCACGTGATCGCAAAATGTCTTCAACATTTGCCATTTTCCTGCCTGATGATGTTGCTACCTGCAAAGAACAAAAATCATTTGTAGTTTGAATAAACCCAAAATTAAGTTCTTCGTTGGTAATTGCTTCTTTCCACAATCTCATATCATCAATTTTAATAGCCAGATGTCCTGGGTAATACTCATGATATTTTCTATTTGCTTCAGACACATATTTACCATCTGTCGTTTGAGGAAAT